TCAGTTTCAGATATTTTAACAGTTAATTCCGCAATGCCGTTTATTGAACCATATGCTGATAATAATAATTTTATTCCAGAAACTGGGGCAACCGCTTTAAGTTCTGGCTGGATGTTTGATATTCCACTAAAAACACGCAGAGGTATGGGATATATATATGATAATAACTTTATATCTGATGATGATGCTAAACTTGAATTAGAAGAGAAAATTGGACATGAGGTAGAGCCAATTAAAATTATTAGGTTCGACACTGGATATTTCGAAAAATCATGGAATAAAAATGTTTTGTCTTTAGGACTTGCCTCTTCATTTTTAGAGCCATTAGAGGCTACATCAATTCATAATACTATTGCTCAGTTGCATGTTTTTGTCAATCACTTTTTTAATGGTCATCTTCAGTCAATTAACAATGAACTAAGTCAACAGATGTACAATAAGTTAATATCAAGACTAAACGAAACAAGTATTGATTTTATTTCTTTGCACTATCAAGGCAAAAGAAATGATTCAGAATTTTGGCAAAATATATATCATAACAATCTTGCAACAGATACTGTAAAAGAGATAGTTAATGTTTGTCAGTATAGAATCCCCACTATAGCAATATATGATGGAGTTATAGGATCCTACGGAATACCTCTTGCAAAATGGAATATGGTTGGTCTTGGGCTAATCAATGAAGAGCAGGCATTGACAGAATTAATGATGTCTGATACACTAGATATTGCTAAGACTGAATACGATATTTTTAGAAATACAGTATTAAGTAAAATGCAAATTCTAAAGTCTACTTGACAAACAAGTAATTCTTTAGTATACTTAAGTATAAAATAGATAAGGAGAAAACTATGAGCGTTATTAAGGGACTAAAAAATATCAATGCCCTGCTCGACAAACCAAAAGAAGACTCACCAAAGGTACGTTGGCTAAAATTGGCTGATGGACAGGCAGTAAAGGTTCGTTTCATTGAAGAGTTGGACGAAGATTCTGCACACTATGAAGAAAAGCGTGGCCTTGCACTAGTTGTCAAGGAACACACAAATCCAAAGGACTATAAGCGTAAGGCAGTAGACACCATGGATACTGAAGGCCGTGACTGGGCTGAAGAGATGTATCGAAAAGATCCAAAGGGCAATAGCGGATGGCGTGGTCGTCTTCGTTTTTATTGTAATGTACTTGTAGATGATGGTATTGAGGACAAGCCTTATGTCGCCATTTGGTCTATGGGTGTAAGCAAGCAATCTGCCTTTAACACAATTCGTGAGTATGCTCTTGAAACAGGTAGCATTTCAAATATCACATGGAAGTTAAAGCGTAATGGTCAGGGTACTGAAACATCTTATACTTTGATTCCTTCGGCTCCAGATAAGGAACCGTTTAACTGGGAAGGCGTTGAGCCGTACCCATTGGAGAAGGCACTACGACGTGTACCATATGCAGAGCAAGAGGCTTTCTATCTTGGCTTTGATTCTCCATCTACAACATCAGCGACGAATATCGACTGGTAGTAGATGAATTACGTACCACTACACTTACATACCCACTTTTCACTATTCGACGGAATTGGGTTGCCGTCTGAATATGTAGATCGTGCTACAAAATTGGGAATGCCTGCAATTGCGATTACAGACCATGGCTCCCTTTCTGGCCACAGAGAAATGTATCGTGTTGCTAAAGCAAGTGGTATCAAGCCTATTCTTGGCATAGAAGGATATATGTGTGAGAACCGATTTGACCAAAGGGACAAAGAGGACAGAACAACTCCACTAGATATGGTGTATAACCATATTATCCTTCTAGCCAAGAATAAGGTAGGCTTAGAAAATCTAAACAAGTTAAATGAAATTGCATGGACAGAGGGCTACTATAAAAAGCCACGAATTGACTTTGAAGTTTTGTCTAAATATAAAGAAGGAATTATAGTTTCATCTGCATGTCCAAGTGGTATTATTGCTAAGTCTATAGAACTTGGCGAACTGGGGATGGCAAAAAGATATATTAAGTGGTTTAAGGATGAGTTTAAGGATGACTACTATCTTGAAGTGATGCCACATAATCCCGAATCAATAAATAATGTAATTCTTCAGTTAGCAGATGAGTTTGGAGTAAAGCCTATTGTCACTCCAGACTGCCATCATGTTGACTCATCACAAAAAGAAATTCAAGAACTAAAACTTATTCTTAATACATATTCAAATAAGATTCAGAAAGATGCTACATACGAGAAGTCCAAAAAGCAAGGGGACTTAATGAAGCGTCTTGATTACCTATATGGCGCAGATAGACAAATGTCATTTAATAAGTTTGATATACACCTTCTGTCATACGAAGAGATTCAGGCTGCTATGGAAAAGCAAGCAATCTATAGAACTGATATTTATGAAAATACAATCGAACTTGCAAATAAAGTTGAAGACTATGATATTAAGGATGGACTAAACCTCCTTCCAGTTCAATATAAGGATCCAGACAAACAACTAAAAGAATTGGCAATATCTGGTTTGGTAGAAAAGGGTCTTGACAAAGATCAGGAATATCTTGATAGACTTGATGAAGAATTAAAAGTAATTCAAGATAAAAAGTTTGGACCTTACTTCCTTGTCGTGCAGAGTATGATTTCTTGGGCAAAGAAAGAAGGCATTATGGTTGGTCCAGGTCGTGGATCTTCTGCTGGCTCATTACTTTGCTATGCTCTTGGCATTACCGATATCGATCCCCTCAAGCATGGACTTTTGTTCTTCCGCTTTATTAATCCAGAACGTAATGACTTTCCAGATATTGATACAGATATTCAAGACTCTCGCCGTGATGAGGTCAAAGATTATCTTGTTAGACAATATAAACATGTTGCTTCGATTGCAACATTCTTAGAGTTTAAAGATAAGGGTGTGGTACGAGATGTTGCTCGTGCATTAAATATTCCATTGGCAGATGTAAACAAAGTTTTGAAGTTGGTAGATACTTGGGATGAGTATTGCACTTCAAAAACTACTGCATGGTTTAGAGAGAAATATCCAGAGGTAGAGCAATATGGCGAACAACTTCGTGGTCGTATTAGAGGTACTGGCATACACGCTGCTGGTGTTGTCACTAGTAAAAATCCTATTTTTAGGTACGCACCGATGGAGACACGTAATTCTCCTGGTTCCGATGAGCGTATTCCTGTTGTGGCAGTGGATATGGAAGAGGCTGAAAAAATCGGGCTTATCAAAATCGACGCACTTGGACTAAAAACCTTAAGTGTAATTAATGATACAGTTAATATTATTAAAGAACGAGAAGGAACGGAAATAGATCTTTTAAATATTGACATGTCTGATTCAAAGGTATACCAGATGCTTTCTGAGGGATTCACAAAGGGTGTATTTCAGTGTGAAGCAACCCCATATACCAATCTTCTAATAAAGATGGGTGTAAAAAATCTAGCAGAACTTGCTGCTTCAAACGCTCTTGTTCGTCCAGGTGCAATGAATACTATTGGAAAAGACTATATTGAGCGCAAGCACGGTAGGCAGTCAGTAAATTATTTACATCAAACGATGAAGCCTTTCACAGAAGAAACATATGGGTGTATCCTATACCAAGAGCAGGTCATGCAGGCCTGCGTTCAACTTGGAGGTATGTCTTGGTCTGAGGCTGATAAGGTTCGCAAGATCATTGGTAAAAAGAAAGATGCTAGAGAGTTTGATGCGTTTCGTGATCGTTTCGTTGACGGTGCTTCTAAGTTTATTAGTCCTAATCAGGCTCGTGATTTATGGCATGACTTTGAGGCGCATGCGGGTTATTCGTTCAACAAGTCTCATGCGGTTGCTTACTCTACGCTCTCGTATTGGACGGCATGGCTAAAGTATTACTATCCACTAGAGTTTATGTACTCTTTACTTAAAAATGAAAAGGACAAAGATGCGAGAACTGAATATCTTATTGAAGCGAAAAGAATGGGTATCAGCGTTAAATTACCTCATATTAACGATTCGGATATTGATTTTAAAATTGAGGGTAAGGGTATTCGGTTTGGATTGTCGGGGATCAAGTTTATCTCTGATAAGATTGCAGAACGATATATATCGGCACGACCTTTTAAGTCTTTCGAGGAAGTTAAAGCCTTTACATTTACGAAAGGTAATGGAGTCAACAGTAGAGCGTTAGAGGCATTACGAATAATTGGCGCTGCAACATTTTTAGATAATCCTAGAAATGATAATGAGATTCGTGAAAACCTTTATGAATATTTAGGTTTGCCAGAGTTTACCCAAACAGTTCCCTCACACTTTCATGCGTTTATTAACCCTGTAGAAGATTTTGAGGAAAAGGGATCTTTTATTTTAATGGGAATGGTAAAGGGGATCAAGCGTGGCAAAGGTTGGAGTCGTGTAGAAATATTAGATAAGACTGGAAGTATCGGTATTTTTGATGAAGAACAGACCACAATTGAGGCTGGTAGAAGTTATATTCTTTTATGTAGTGATAATAGAATTGTTAGCGCTGTTCCAGTTGATGAAATTAAAAAGTCAGACTCGGCATTAGTTAAATTTTTAAATTATAGAATGCTACCATACAAGGATGATGAGTTGTTTGTTGTTTCGTTTAGGCCAAGAGTGACGAAGGCAGGGAAAAAGATGGCATCATTAACTTTAGCAGATACATCGAGAGAATTGCATCCAGTAACGGTTTTCCCAACGGCTTTTGCAAAGGCTTATATGAAAATTGAGGAAGGCAATGCTTATAAATTTGAATTAGGTAAAACTAAAGACGGGACAGTAATATTGGAGGACATAAATGTTTGATGATTTAGCAGAACAAATACATAGTACAGCAGTAGAAAAAGGTTTTTGGGATAGAACAGTAGACCCGATTTTTATAGCCAAACAAATGATGATGATTGTTTCAGAGGTATCAGAGGCTATGGAAGCCCTTCGTAAAGATATGGATCCCGATCAAATATCAGATGAGTTTGCAGATATTATTATTCGTACACTTGACTTGTATGCAGGAATTGCAGAGGCAGGGTATGTAAAGAAATCTCTTGATTATGCTATTAAAGAAAAGATGGAACGCAATATACATAGACCAAAGAAGCATGGAGTAAGATTCTAATGACAGTGACAGTTGAAGAAGTTTTAGCACAACTAAATCCTAAATTAAGAAAAAATATATTAGTTGGAGATGCAATACCAGAAACACAGTTTGCAAAAACTCCAAGTTATGGACTAAATCGTGCACTTGGTGGTGGCCTCCCATACGGAAGACAAGTTTTAATTTGGGGCAGTAAGTCATCAGCCAAATCCTCTATGTGTCTTCAAATGGTTTCACTTGCACAACAAGAGGGAAAAATCTGTGCATGGATTGATGCAGAGATGTCATATGATAAAACTTGGGCAGAGAAACTTGGAGTAGACACTTCTAAACTAATAGTGTCTCAAGTTAGAACAATCAATGAGATGGTAGATGTTGGAGTTCAACTAATGGAGGCTGGTGTAGATATTATTGTGGTTGATAGTATTACATCATTGCTTCCAGCAATTTATTTTGAAAAAGATTCGGATGAATTAAAAGCATTGGAAAATACAAAACAAATAGGTGCAGAATCTCGTGATTTTAGCAATGCTTGGAAGATGATTAACTATGCAAATAATAAAGTAAAGCCAACTCTATTTGTGTTAATTAGCCAATCTCGTAATAATATAAATGCAATGTATACAAGTCAACAGCCAACTGGTGGACAGGCTACAAAATTTTATTCCTCAACAGTTATAAAGTTATTCTCATCTGAATCAGATAATCAAGCCCTGAAAGGCAAGATCTACGTTGGAGATAAGGCAATAGAGGAAAAGGTTGGAAGAAAGGTTCGTTGGGAAGTTCAATTTTCCAAAACCTCTCCTGCTTTTCAATCTGGAGAGTATGATTTTTACTTTAGAGGAAATCATATTGGCGTAGACTTTATTGCTGATCTTGTAGATACGGCAGAATTAATGGGTATCGTAGAAAGAACTGGAGCCTGGTATCTTTTGCCAGATGGTTCAAAAGTTCAAGGAAGAGAGGGCTTTATCAATAGAGTACGAGAGGATCTTGATCTACAGGATATGATTAAGAATAAAATAAGTGGCTAAATACTCTATCTATGAAGGCAAGTTCCCATGTAGAACTTGTCGTGAAGAAGTTAAAACTATGAGAGTGTATCCCGAAACGGGCAAAGCCTCATGGATGTGTTCTAAAAAACATTTGTCAGAATCACAACTTTATCAAGTAGGATATAAAAAGAAAAAGGACTATGAGCGAGAAGAGTGAAAGTAAAAGAATAGGTGCCAAGCAGCATAAGAATTCTGGTAGAAATACTAAGAAAGGTGATGCCACATGGAACAACTTCACTGTAGATTTCAAGGAAGTAGGAAAGTCCTTTACCTTGAATCAGGATGTATGGGCTAAGGCTACTACAGATGCAATTAGAAATGGCAGTGATCCAGCCATAGTTGTTGTAATTGGCGAGGGCAACAAGAAGGTCAGACTTGCTATAATAGAGTTAGAACTACTAGAACAGATGGTGAATAATGGAACAAAATAATACAACGCTTGAGATGGTTAATGGTTTGTCAGAAATAGCAGAATATATGGAGGATGAGGAATTAACCACAGCCCTTACCTTTATTGCTAAAATAATTATTAAGCCAGACATACCTATGAATGTTGCAACTGTAGAAATTGTTCGACTTCAGGCAATAGCAGCAAAGATGGCTCTCAAGGCTACCTGGATGGCTAATGTCGATAAGTCAAACAGAGGAAAGAAAAATCTATACTATACAGCAGCAGAGTCAATTAATAATCTTGTGTCTGCTCTCAAATATATCACTCGCTGATATCTGATATAATTGACTTAAACAAAGGATAATAATGGCAAAAAATTTATTGCAACAAGTAATGTTAAAGGGTTCAGATAAAGTTAAGGGCGTCAAAGAAGACGAAGGCAATTTTGTAGAAGGATTAATAGAAAAAATAGAATCTGGATACATGACAAAAACTAAACCTAAATTTACCAAGAAGACAAATTTCTCTGCTTCTGGATTGACATATGGTGCTGGAGAGTGCCCAAGATATTGGTATTTGGCTTTTGATGGTCAAGTTCACTACGACAACTCAGATGCGTATGGGGTAGCAAATAGAACAAATGGAACTCTCGGTCATGAAAGAATTCAAGAGGCAATTCAAGCATCTGGAATTCTAGACGAATCGATGGAATTTGATTCTCTCCCAAGAAAATATAATAAGCAAACTCATCCAGCAATGGAATTTAGAGTTAAGTCAGAAGATCCTCCACTAGATGGCTACGGAGATGTAATGCTTAATTATAACGGAGAACGTCTTGTGGGTGAAATTAAGACTATGCCAAATGAAGGCTTTGAGTATAAAAAGAATAGCCGAAAGCCTAAAATGGCACACTTAATGCAAATTTTAATTTACATGAAGGTTTGGAAAGTTGGTAAAGGTGTAATAATTTATGAAAACAAAAATAATCATGAGTTACTAACTTTACCTGTAGTAGTAAACGATCATTACCGTCGGTGGGTAGACCAGGCATTTGATTGGATGAGGGCAGTTCATAAATCTTGGAAAAATAGAGAGTTACCGCAAAAGCCGTATCGATCAAACTCTAAGATTTGTAAGGTGTGTCCAATTCAAAAAGCATGTGCTGAAGCAGAGACAGGGGTAATTAAAATTAAACCTCTGGAGTTGCTAGAAGATGAAAAATTGTAGATGGTGTGATAAAACATTTGAAAGCAATATCTCTTATCAGATCTATTGTTCTGAAGAGTGTAGGGACGCTGCAACAAAAGAAAAAATTGCACAAAGATACATTCAGACTAGAAGACAAAAAAGAAAAGGGAAAAAACGTGTTTGCAAGATGTGCGGAGAAAAGTTATCAATTTATAACGATGATGTCTTATGCATTAAATGCAACATTAATCCAAATGATGTTAAAAAAGCGCTAAAGGATATAAAGGGTTTATCTAATGATAGAAAAAAGTGATATTCCAAAAGTTATTTGTTCTATTGATGCTAGTACAAATAATTTCGCTTTTGCTTTATTTGATACTGAAAAAAAATCTTTAAACGCAATTGGCAAAATTAATTTTGTAGGGTCAGATATTTATGATAAGGTCATGGATGCTGGGAAAAAATGTAAGGCCTTTTTTGATTTCTATCAAGGGTTTGAGGCAATAATTATTGAGCATACTGTTTTTATGAATAGTCCCAAAACTGCATCTGATCTTGCCCTGGTTCAGGGAGCAATTTTAGGTGCTGCTGGTCAGTCTGGAACTAAGTTTATAGGCAAAGTATCCCCAATAACATGGCAAAATTATCTTGGCAATAAAAGGCTTACAAAAGAAGAGCAGATACAGATTAGGTCTGCCAACCCAGGAAGATCAGATTCTTGGTATAAATCATACGAACGAGAATTTAGAAAACAAAGAACAATAAGATTGTTGGATGTTATTTATGATAAAAAAATAATAGATAATGATGTTGCGGATGCTTGTGGTATAGGTCACTGGGCAATTAATAATTGGGAAAAAGCATGATTGATAAAGAATCTTTGCAGGCAGAAATGATGATTGAGCATTTAATATTACAAAATGCTATAGAAATTGATGGGGTTGACTCAGATACTGGAGAAATGATATACTCTATTACTGATAAACTGAAGGAGGTAAACCCACAATTATATAGTGGACTTAAGAAAGACTTTGAGCAACATATGTTTACTCTTATCGATCAAGGTCCAAAAGTAATGAAGTGGAAACTAAATAATGGCTTCTAAATTTTACACTAACGAAGTATGGCTTAAAAAAAGATATCATTTGGATAAAAAGACTCCAGAAGATATTGCAAAAGAATGTGGAGTTACTGTAGAAACTATATATGTTTATTTGGCTAAATTTGGATTAAGGAAATCAAAAAGATGAGTTTGCAACCAGTATTTACAGATTCAAAAAATTTTAATTGTGAAGATCTATATCTACTAACAGTTGGCACAGAGGCAGGTAAAGAAATTTGGCAGACCTGTCACGAAATTGCACACATGTTAGTCAAGAAGAATATTGCCTATGGGAATTCAGCCCTTGATCCTGTACGTATATTTTCGAAGGCGGGACCAAGAGAGCAACTACATGTACGCATTGATGATAAATTAAATAGATTAATGAAGGGTACAGAATATCCAGGGGATAATGATATTGATGATTTAATTGGATACTTAGTATTATTAAAGATAGCAAAGGCCAAAGATGTCAACTGAAGAAGATTTAATAAATCATTTAGATCAATTAAACACCGTTGTTGGTGAATACCTAAAGGGTAGCGATGCAACAAAAATATCTAAAGAGTTATCGATACCACGCAATCGTGTAGTTCAATTAATTAACGAGTGGAAGGTGATGGCCTCTGCTAATGATGCCATTCGTGCTCGTGCCAAAGAGGCGTTGGCAATTGCCGATACCCACTATAATAAACTTATTGCAAAATCTTACGAAGTTATTGACGAGGCATCTTTAACTAACAATTTAGGTGCTAAAACCCAAGCAATCAAATTAGTAATGGATATTGAGTCTAAAAGAATTGACATGCTACAAAAAGCAGGACTATTAGAAAATAAAGAACTAGCAGAAGAAATGCTACAAATAGAAAAGAAACAAGAAATTCTAATGGGTATATTGCGTGATATAGCCTCAGAATATCCGCAGGTTCGTGATGAGATTATGCGTAGACTTTCAGAGGTTGCTAAGAAAGATGAAGTGATTACAATTGTCCACGATGTTCAATGATTTTTTAGAGGCTCTTGCTGACAATCATTTTGAAGAAACTCCAGTTGATGCAAAGACGTTCGTTGAATCTTCAGACTATCTAGGTCAGCCAGGGTTGTCTACAATTCAATATGACATTGTTGAGGCAATGAGTCAAATATATCGTAAAGAAGATTTACAACAATTAATGGGAGAAGAGGATGGTGCAAAGTATTATGAAAAATACACAAAGAACGAAATTATTCTTCAACTTGGGAAGGGTAGTGGGAAGGACTTCACCTCTACTGTTGCTTGTGCTTATATTGTCTATAAGTTATTATGTCTTAAAGACCCTGCAAGATATTTCGGAAAACCAAGTGGAGATGCAATAGATCTAATCAATGTTGCTATTAACGCACAACAGGCTAAAAATGTTTTCTTTAAAGGCTTTAAGTCTAAGATTGAACGGTCTCCGTGGTTTGCTGGAAAGTATGAGGCAAAAGTAGACTCGATAAGTTTTGATAAATCAATCACAGTTTATTCTGGACACTCAGAGCGTGAGTCTCATGAGGGTTTGAATCTTTTGCTTGCAGTTCTTGATGAGATTTCTGGATTTGCTACTGAAGTCGGAACTGGAAATGAGCAGGGAAAGACTGCAGACAACATCTATAAAGCATTCCGTGGATCAGTAGACTCTCGTTTCCCAGACCTTGGCAAGGTAGTTCTTCTATCGTTTCCCCGCTATAACGGTGACTTTATTTCTGAGCGGTATGAAGCAGTAATTGCTGATAAAGAAGTAGTTACAAAAACACATAGGTTTATTATTAACCCCTTGTTGCCAGAAGATGATAAGGATAATTGGTTTGAGATATCTTGGGATGAAGACCATATTCAATCTTATAAATATCCTGGAGTTTTCGCACTTAAAAGGCCAACATGGGAAGTAAATCCTACTCGTAAGATTGATGATTTTAAAATTGCTTTTATGACAGATCTTGGCGATGCTATGATGCGTTTTGCCTGTGTTCCAACATTTGCGTCTGATGCATTCTTTAAACAAGCAGACAAAGTAAGAGCATGTATGACATTAAGAAATCCATTAGATTTATTTAGAAGATTTGAAGAAAATTTTAAGCCAGATCCAGAAAAGGTTTATTATGTTCACGCTGACCTTGCACAAAAACACGACAAGTGTGCGATTGCAATTGCACATGTTGAAAAATGGGTAAATGTTCAAGTAATTAAAGATTATGAACAGATATCTCCAATAGTTGTTGTAGATGCCGTTGCGTGGTGGGAGCCTAAAGTAGAGGGTCCAGTTAACCTATCTGAAGTAAAACAATGGATACAAAATTTAAGAAGGGTTGGCTTTAATATAGGCCTAGTAACATTTGACCGATGGCAATCATTTGATATTCAAAACGAATTGCAGGCGGTGGGTATAAAAACAGAAACAGTATCAGTAGCCAAAAAACATTATGAAGATATGGCGATGTTGGTATATGAACAAAGACTTGCAATGCCTGCAATTGAGTTATTGTTTGAAGAACTTACTGAATTAAAAATAATGAAAAATGATAGGGTGGACCATCCTCGTAAAAAATCTAAGGACCTCGCAGACGCTGTATGTGGTTCTATTTTTGGTGCTATTTCTCATACACCCAGAGATCAAAACCTTGAAGTTGAGGTTCATACTTATCGTGGACAGCCCCGTAGAGTTGACACGCTCCCTGAGAACGTGATACAATATAAACCTATTCCGAAAGAAGTCGAAGACTATTTGGGTAGATTTAATTTACTATAAAAAACAAAATGAATAACAAAGGAGAAAAAATGAATTCATTTAAGAAGATCGCTCTTGGCATGGTTGCAGCCATGACACTGAGCACACTCGTAGTGACACCTGCAAGTGCCAATACCGTTTCTGTAGACGTAACAACAGAAATTTCTGGCGCAGGTACTGCAGCCTCACCATTCACAGTTAAGGTTCCATCTGATAACGTAGTAAGCGTTGCAGA